CAAAAAGCAAGTGGCTAATCACGCCACTCATCCTCTACTCTCGCATTCAAGAGTAGGGAACCCAGCCTTGCTTGTAGCCAACCACAGGGTCACGAGGCATCACTGCCCCGCCTCCCCATGGCACTCCATAGCAGGCTCCAGCTAAAAGTACGTCACTACCGAAGTGACCCCAACTCACTTTTTTGAAGCGAGCGGGTCGATAGACTCGGACGTACCGGACGCTGCGGCGAGTTCTGGTTGACCAGAACTCGGGTTCGTCGTGTATGACCAGGTCGCCGAGGTCTTTTGGACCTCGACACCTGCGGATATCGCTCGGGATAGCATCCAGAGCGACAAACCAAGCACGACGAATACCAAGGCCACGAGGAGAAGAGAAACGGTCGTTAAGAACCATCCTCCTAATCCCGTTAGCCATTGCGATAAACTGTTGCGGTTCACTAGGTAATTCCTTCTGAAAGTATGGACGTACGTCCACACCACCGAAGTAGTCACCGCCGCAACTCTCTCTGAAAGGCCCATCAACAAAGGTTTTCTTCGTATTAGGACTAAATCCAAAGAATCGCAATGCAGCGATCACATCCCTTGCTAGTTCGGTTTTGACAATGATGTCATCGCCGAAGACGAACACGTTCTTGCTCATATAAGGCTTTTGGCCCGAAAGAGTGTAAACGGCTCGGCAAATCGCCATGAATATGACGGTTTCCAGCTCGAATGTGTAACCATTCCCCATACTGCTGAATTTCTCAAGCAGTACATTCTTTTTGACCCCAGCCTCCACGATTTCCGTGAAGGGTGCTCTGAGGTCATTCAGTGGTTCGAACCACTTTGGGGGTAGCACAAGCTTTACCAGGCTTGATGCAAGGTTATCACTAGCTTGGGAGAGATCAATCGTCGCGTATTTGCCAGAGATACTGGCATCACAAGCGACCAGCTTGTGAAGGTCAGGCGCGGTCTGCAGGTTTAACCCTGCCGACTTCAAGCGATCCTTCATAGCCTGCCCGAAGGCAAGCTGGTAGAAGAGATTTACACTAGGCTCAATGGCTATGCCACGAAACTTAGTGCAATCCTTAGGAACCGTTGTGAAACGGTTCCCTCGCACGATATCGATCGTCTCTCCACGAGATGCACAGGCCGATCCCCAGAGCGTTCCGCTCCAGGGAAATAAAAATGGCCAAGCATCCCGGGTAAGTGTGGGACTTGAAGACATTTTGTCCGGGATTGTCGTAAGACTTCCCCGATCTCCGTAGGTAGAACCTGGGCCGAAACGTCCAGCGGGATTGCCGGGTGGTCGCGGACCCAAAATAGCTAGCACCTCTTTCCGAACCTGCTGGATAAATCCAAAGGTCGCTTCATCTTCGACGCCATAGGCGTTGTTGACAAAGGGTGCCAAGCGTTGATTGGTTCTATAACAAGTCTTCTCTGCCTCAAAGAACGAGTCGGTAGCGACCTTTTTACGGTCGATCCCTGTCGGTAGAGGTTCATACTTCCTAAGAAAGGAAATACAAGCTACATCTGCGAAGTAGCTTTCGGGATGAGAATACTCGCTCGGCTTGACTTCAATTTGAAGGAAGTCAGTCCATCGCTCCTCAAGTATGCACGATTTGATTCGAGCAGAGAGGGGACCGGAGAGGCCGTCGCATAACGCGAGGGCCACACTCCTCACTTCACGTGAGAGGGTGGGTGTCATGAACGTGCTCCGTTACAGTTAAGTAGCGGAGAAACCGGCCTTGAACATGTCCTTGAAGAGGACAGAAGCAAGGAGGTTGGTGCTCTGCGATGCAGCCTCGTTCAAGTCTGCGGACGGCATTCCTTGCGGAACGACGCCCTCAAACTTGAGGCTGAACGTATTCACCTTTCGAGTGACACCATCGGTACCGACGACGGACTGCGGCCAAACAATGGTCCCTTCCACGCGGCGCACCGTCTGGTCCGAGTTCGGACGAGACGACACACGCGCTTCGGGATTGAAGGCAGGCGCAGTACCCACGGAGGTATTCCGCCAGATGGCGGGGGAGCGATCACCACCTGCAGCCTGGACGTTGTTCCAGATCTGATCAGTGGTGCCGTCATTCTTTTTGACGGTTACAGCGGCCATATTAGGCATGTATATATCTTTCTTAAGAAAGGAGAATGATACTAACGTAGGATTACGCTAGCGGTTACCTTCGACGTTGGACTGTGTCGAAGAAGCCAGTTAGCAGTGAAACGGCAGTCACGCCGCGTGTCACTGAAGGAGCTTTTAGGCTCCGTACGGATAGAAAGGGTCCACTAATCCCTGTCGTCCGTTCAAGCGTCCGAGTAGCATAGTGCGCATTCAACAGCATTCCGCCGTTGAAGTTGTACTTTACGTCTTCGGTGCCTGCGATAGCGTGAGAAGTCTGAGGATACTTGAGCTCAAGGCCCATGAAATCCGTCATGCCTGCTAAGTAGTTTCCTACATTAACAAACCAGTCAACAACAAAGCTGAACGGGACAAGCTCCCACGCTAAGACAGCCGGGTTGAGCAAACCCAGCTGCTCGAGACGATGGATATCGGCATCTACCACCTTCACCCTGGCGCGTAAAACAACGCCCGAGGAAAATGTGTAGTAGGATCGGATCGCGAAGTTCGGATGGCTCGAAGGCCCGACAGTGTCGGACTCCTGGCCATATCCCTTCACGGGTAACCCTACTTTGTTCCGCATTGGATTGTTGAAAATATCCAATGAAGCCTCAATATCCTTCATCAAAGGCTCCCACCCAAAGTGGAACTCTAGGTAGTTTGAGCCGTACGCCTTGGCATTCCTTTTGAGGGGAATCTCCCAAGAGTCATCTGCCTTACGGTATCGGGGTTTTCGAAAGCCATTATAGCCCTCTTGCCCCGGGAACTTCTGAGGCTGCATCGCTGCAGCCTTAGCGCGTTCCCAAGATGACTTCTTCCTCTTTTCGGATCTCTTGACCCGGACGGAGGTCGGCGTCTGGTTAACGACCACGAGCTCGAGAGCTCGGGCAGCCTCACCAAAACGAAAGCTTTTCATCGCGCGCGCGAATTTGTACAATTGTGTCGTACGCTTCGCGAACATATCGATGGCCTGCTGACGTTCGACTAGGTTGA